GCACAATATGTACTCTGACAGCATGGTATCGTAGATGTCGCCATCATACGTAAAGCCACTGGCCCATAGCCACATAAGATCATGCTTGGCATTGTGCATGATAAGCAGTGTAGTCTTATCAAGAAGATTCTGTATCAAAGCTCTACCTAGACCATCTGAATCTTTGTGCTCATTATGATCTAAGGTAACAAGCATGATCTCTTCTTTGTTGTCAGCATTTACCATGCCTACCTGAACAAGGTGGTTGCCTACCTCGTAAGGGTCAATGAACGTCTTACCATCACGCCATGTGATGCTGTTCTCTACATCTAATACAAGTCTCATCTATTCTCCTAAGCGGTGTAGAGTGAACGCTCACCATCTAACTCACAGTGGACAACTCCATGCCACCCACCTTTTAGTTTATTCTTGGCAATGTTTAGATGCCGCCGTGTTGACTCTTCTGACTGCCCTTCTACGATAGGATCTTTAGAGATTAAAACCATAAGATCTGCTTCCGCTGCCTTACCTGTCTTAGACCCTTCCATCATGGACTGATCAACATAGACCTTGCCTTCCGCAACAGCAGATAGCTGAGACATCCAAATCACACAACAATTATGTTGCTTTGCAATGTTACGTGCATGGATGGCTGCATCCTTGAGGTATATGTCTGACTTATCGCTATTCTTGGTTGCAAACTTGTCACCCATATCCAACACAACAATATCAGGCTTTTCATTCTTTACTACCGCCTCAACCCATTTCATATCTTTGTTTGTACTGTCTTTGATACGGATGTTTTGTTTTACTGGATCGTAACGCTTACGTGCTAGTGATACATTCTCTTTAACTTCATCCATACTCATGTTGGTTGCAGCACTTAGGTAACGTGCACCGACACGCTCGTAGCTCTCTTCGTTACACAGTACAATGCACTTGGCACCCTGTGATGCCCATCCATCAGTACCGGCTACCAGAGAGGCATGGAAGGAAGTTTTACCAGTATTAGGCCTAGCACCAACCACAAGAAGATGACCATTACTAACGCCTTCCACCTTTCTACGGAGACTTGGTATATTAAACTTCCATTGTGTTTCAAGATTATTAGCAGCAAGCAATGTATCAATGTCAATATCATCCCAATCAATGCGAAGGTTAGGAGTAAAATCATCTTTGTAATCCTCTAATAAGCGGCGTAAAGGCTCAAGACTATTCTGACTACCGTTCACAAAGTCGAAACCTAGATTGGCAACCTGCTCACCAACGTACTGCTGAAACAGGTGGCTCAAGGTATCTTCTGCAATGTCTTTCTTAATAGGCTCAGCCTTAGCTAAACGTTGAAATAAATCCTGGAATGCAGATTTCGTAGCGGTTGTCATGGTCTGATTAAGCCCCATGAACACAGCCTCAAGATCTGACACAGACATATCTTCTTCATACGTCTGCATTGCCGTATCTAACGCCTGTTTGATCTTACGTGTGTCTTTAGTAAAGATCTTATCAGGGCAGCGTATGCCTTTGTGTTGATCGTAAAACTCTTTATTAAGTAGAGTTTTTAGTAATGCTAATTCAATCATCCTTGTCTCCTACAAGTGTAGTTATTTATTTATTCTTGCTCTCTCTAAGGCTCTCTTACGTTCTTCATCGTCAAACTCACGAATCAGTTTGTGATCCTTAATGAAACGTCTAAGCCTACTGTTTTCATCTTTCAACAGTTTTATTTCCCAACGCATGTCTTCTATTGTTCCAGCCATACTCATGTCTTTTCTTTCTTATTTTTTTCATCCCAATATTTCTTGTTCTCTTCTTTAGTTGTAAAGAATCTATCTATAAAATCTTCTATACCATTGGAATGGTAATGTTTCTTCCTTTTGTCATTACCCCACATACCAGTAGTGTAGTAGTAAGCATACCTAGCACTGTACTGACTTTCAGGCTCAGGATCTTTATATATAAAAACTAATTTAGCCTTCTCATGTACGTAGTATGCCAAGCCTTTATCATCAAGATACTTTTTTACATAATTCAGATCTTGGTTTGTGTACTTTCTAAACTTAATTTCACCTTTTGAGTTTCTTCCTGCATAAAGCCAACCTTCACTTTTTGCATCTTCAAATTTTTGTTCTGCCATATCATTCTTCCTCTAAGCAAAAGCCACACATATCATTCTGAGCGGGGCCACCACAGCTTACACATGTCTGCCACTTCTCACTTTCTAAGCCTCTCTTTATAAGAGCTACAAACCCTACGTTAAAGATGGCTGCGAATATCTCAGGGGCACACTCTACTTGTAGTGTAGCGCTACCATCACGGTGCTCTTCTACATCTGTTACTTTAATGTCATTCATCACTTACTCCTATACATGGTAGCAATATTGATAGCTTGCAGTACTTTGGGTATTCGTCATACGTCATAGCTATCAACACAGGTGGCGCAGCTATCAGTAAAGCTACAATAGCTGACGCCTTGATTGCACCGTTAATATTACCTCTCATCATCCATTCTCCCTTAATGCTCTCCACGACACAGGGAACAGGTCAACCATAATGCGATCAATTCCCCACGCTACCTCTGCTGTCTCTGCTTGTGTGTCAGGCGCACAGCGAAGCTTACACATGTCAGCAAACGCATCCAAGCTACCACTCCAGTACCACTCAGTCATCATAGACTGTGGTAGTACCATACGTGCTTGCTCTGGGCATACACCTTTAGATAGCAACCTGTTATAAGTTTCTTTACACATCGTGTTTATATCACCTATGTCCAGACCTAGTACAACGCCTTCACTGCCTTGCTTCTTATCATCACTACGCCCACGCCACTCCGCAGGGTTGTAAAACTCAGGCTCATTGTCTACGTATCGTCTTGATACTTCGTTCCACCGTAGAAACTTATGCTTCACAAGTTGCCTAGCTACAAAGACTGGTGCTTTGATGTGGAAGCTGGCAAAGCAATGACCGAATGGGCTGATGTGCTTGTGCTCGGCTAGGTATTGTATAAGCTTTCTATCTTTTGTTTTAAGGTGTTGCTTAAAGCTGTAAGCATCTGACTCTTCGTAATCCCACTCAGTTTCTTTACCGAATGAAACACGGGCAGCGTTACAGACCGTAAGGTCATTACCCATGCTGGCTTTAAAAGTTACTTCAATCATTTATTTACCTCACTCAATATGATACATACAAAACCAATAATTAAGAACGCAAGTATAGATGCACCTGTTACCGCTTCAATCATTCTTCTATCCTATTAATAATATCTATGGCCTGTTCTACTGACATCTTAAACCATTCACCGTTTTGTTTTTTGTTATGCCCAATGTGGATCTTCTGAGCCTCTACATGTGCAATACTTTCTGCGACATGTCTATCAGAAAACTTTTTCATGTAGGCATACTCGTGGTTTCTATATGGCGTTGATGTATGAAACTGACCTATTCTTCTATCTTCATAGCCTGTTTCTACTATCCCAATCTTTACCCACCCTTCAAAGCAAGGCGTAGTCACGACATACACATAGCCCTCTGCTGATTTTACTTTTTTACTTTCCTGAGTAAAATCGCCTACTATAATCTTTGCATTTTTATTCATCTTAGCCACAACTTCTGCCCAAGTTTTAAAATATCCTGGAGTGTGGTATCCAAGCAACACAAAGGGATGGGGGTCACGATCTTTCCTTGTGCCTTTAGGTATGTAACCATCCTTATATTCAGGCTTAGCTTCTGCTACGTACATCCTTCCTTTGTTTCTTTTATTATGTGTAAATAGACGTTGGCGGGGCTTACCGTGTAACATGTACCACCATTCGCCATCAATAAATTCTGCGTTAGCAAGGTTAAGTTTATTACTCATTGTTCAACATTCCTTCTAGCTTTTCCATGTCTTCTTCTACTCTGTATTTAACATCGTCGTTTAGCATGTAAGCCATAGTGCGTAGCCCTGTCCATGCCTGTATCTCTGACCTGTACTTGATAGTCTTATCTATAGCATCAGGATCAAGAGCAATAACAACCCTATCGTATTCACCTATCTTCTCCATATGCTTGTCTGTTAATTGAGTACCAAGAATAGCCATGCTAGTTATATGCGGAAACTCTTGATATGCAACGATTGCTGATACCACATCTTCAACAATGAATAGGACAGACCCTGTACCTATCGTGTAGTAGTCAGCTTTGCCAGTGTAGCGATACCATTTAGGGTGCTGCGTATTACCTACAGCCCTACCGATAGCGTCTACCATGCGCCCCTTGTGGTGTATCGGAAATACAACACGCTCATCTTTAACATCATAAAGTAAATTATCTATTGCTAAGCCCCAACGCCTTACAAACCTGTTAAACTTTAGGTGTGTAGGCATAGGCTTAACAACATACTGTGGGATCTCCATAGTCTCTTTCTCCCTATGTCGTTTTTGCTCTGCAGTTTGTCGCATAATCATCATTATTTCTGCAGCAGTCAAATCAGTGTGGATAAAACCACCGATAGTACACGTATTTTTGTAGCAATTGTACTTAACCACACCGTTGTCGTTGGTTGCAGTGAACGTATTACGCCCACCACACACAGGACAGTTCCCACGATGGTTCTCACCCGTAGTCAGGCATAGATCGCCAACATATTTACGAATCTTCATCATCATTACCTCTTGCTGCTAAAGCTCTGCTTGCACCACTGAATGTATTAACCATGTAAGGCTTCAACGATGCAGGATTCACATGACCTGTTACTTGCATGATACCCACTAGGTCAACCCCTGCTTCCATCATTTCAGTCACAGCAGTACGGCGCAGCGACATAGCTGTAAGCTCTCTAGGTAGATTAGCTTCGTCCAGTACCTCATTGATAAGAGG